CTGAGCGCAGTCCCGGGGTGTACCCTGACGAACGGAGCGCTAACAAGGCGCTGCAGCCGACCGGCCCTGAAGCGGCGGTTTTCTCGGTCCGTGGCTTGTTCACGCGCTGCTCTCCTGTCACGCACAGCGCCGGGCCGGCGGCTGAGCTGATGCGTTAGGTTTAACGGAGCAATAACTTATGTCAGATGACCACAACGCTGAATTTCCTCCTTCTCCATTCGCGAAATATCGCGGGGAACTGATGCTTGGCGATAGCTCTGTTGATTGCTATGTCTTGGACACAAGGGAACGTGTAATAAGCCTCCGCGCTTCTGTAAAATCAATCGCAAACATCGACGCAAGCAACCTGGGTGATTACATCGGCGCGCAGGCGCTAAAATCGTTCATAAACAAAGACTTAATCCTGGGTGAACTTATTGATTTTCACATTCCAGGAACGCAGCTTAGGAGTAAAGGAATCGCGGCTGACAAGTTCCTTGACATCTGCAAGGCATACGTCTCTGCCTTGTCTGCTGGTGTATTGTCCACTGAACGACAACGAGAGATAGCCATTAGGTGTAGCATTCTTCTCCATTAGCTTTCTGCTGGTCGCGCCTTTCCGCCCACTCGCGCAACCTGGGGAGATCAAAGATCCCAGCATCGACCATCTCATAATGCTTATGCCCACGTATCCCAATCACCACTCCCAAATCCTTGGCATCCCGTATCTCCCGCGTCAGCGTCGCGCGGGATCTGCCGGCGACCTTCATCAGCTCTCCAGAGGTGGCCGGCCCCTCAGCCAAGCGCACGATGATGCGCAACAAAGCGTCCAGATACGTAGCGCGAGGGTTTATACGCATGCGCGTGCGACAGCACGCATCGCAGAACCGCCCGTGCATTGGCCTCCACGAGATAGAAGCACCGCACATTCGGCATTGGCATTCCTGAGTACGCGCCAAATGCCGATATTTGCGATCCTCAGACATAGGTTTGAGAGCACGCACATTTATTCTGCCACGCAAATTGATCCGATCCTGCACGCCACGGCGGAATTCTTGCACAATCTCTTCTCCGGTCGCCGGCCACCCGCTTGCTAGACCTGGCTCGAAGATATGATCTCTGTTATCTTTGGCTAGCTTAATGGCCGAGACGTACTGTCCTAGACCGATCTGCTGACCTGTTCCGAGTGTCACATATCTGGCACATCGCATAGCGATTTGCTCCATTGGCAAAGACATCTACCATCACTAATCGTTATTTGCCATTTGCAACAATATTGACGCATGGCAGTGGTCCACCTCTCCAGTCTTTGGTAGTGGACACCAGCATGCCAAGTCATGGCCTTTCAGGGGGGAAAGCCATCGAGCCAATCCTATGGCATCGTCAGCTCGCTTTTGCAGCATATCTAGGCGAAACTGCTCAAATGCTTCAACACGAAGGTGCGTCGGGCAACCTCCGCAGTGTGGGCATACCCGACCAATTGGATGCGGGTTTCCCCATCTGCTAGGTCTGGAGACTACAATAGCGCCTGCTGGCTTGCGCCATCCAAGCTTGCGACTTAACTGAATCCGTTTCGGCCTGGTATCATTCACCGTCGATCTATCGCGCGGATACCCCTTCCTTCAGGTAGGGTAGGAGCGCGATTCCTCCTGTTTGTTAAGCGGCGTGGAATCTCCACGCGCTAAAGGTTAAGAACCGGCAATCTGAATGCTTGACCTGTTACGTCAGGCGTTTTCCGGTTGCCACAGGCTAGTCAACGTTTTGGCCTTCCAATCCACAAGCCCCTCCCTTTAGGGAGGGGTTATTGACCTCAGGTCTCTTTAGATTGGGGTGCCGGGTAAGCGCCCGGCTCGCTCACTACACAACTATAAAATATGCTCATCTTATAAGCATGTCAATAGCTTTAGAACAATAATTTAGCGCAGTACAGGATCGCTAGTTCTGTACTGCGCTTGTACTACGCCTACGTTGTCATCTTGTGCTCAGAGCTTTGCAACCTCCATACAACAGGCTCCTTCGCCTGCTTAGGCGTTTTGGTCGAGTGATCCAGCAAATAATCCATAATCTGGGCATGCGCCGCACCCAGCCGGTTAAACAACGTGCCTCTACAAATATGCAATTGCTTTGCCTTTGCAGTCACAGTGTCATGCTGTAGGTACATCACACGCACCACGGCTCGCAGATGATCAGGGAGAGACTGTATAGCGCTCTCCATCTCCCACCACTCCACCTCAATGAGCAGCGGTATGGCGTGCGGATTCGACTCGTCCCATACATGTCCAGGATCATAGGCCCGGCAATAGATACTCTGGCGCGGATAACCCGTGCCTCCGTCCTTGTCACGTTGTCCCTGAGCGGACCATGCCATACAGCGATAATGGATATACCCGATAATCACAAATGCCTCCTTAACTAACCACACGTTGTCCTATCGGTGCCAGCTTGCAAGCTCAAGCAACCGATTCCCAAAATAGCCCTAATTGGCCCCCGTGGAGCCAAAGCTGCCCTCTCCGCGAGACGATGTCGCGCCATTACCTTCCGCCAAGGCAACCTCAGTTGCCTGGTGAATAGGTAATACCACCATCTGCGCAATCCGATCTCCCCGGTGCACGACGTGCACATCTTCGCCGAGATTAAGCAGGATCACCTGGACCTCGCCCTGATAACCGCTATCTATCACTCCGCCCACAGGAATAACTCCTGCTGCTGCCATACCTGACCGACCTTCGATCTTGCCGTACCATCCGTGTGGGATGCGCCAGGAGAACCCGGTCCCCATTACGCATCCCACGCCCGGCGCAAGCACGTCGGCATGAGCCGCGCGCAGATCAAACCCAGCATCCTCGGGATGCGATTTATGCGGCAGCGGCAGATCCTCTCCCCCTACTACCCTCGCTACCTGTATCTGGTCTGTCATCGATGATTCTCCTGAAGATGCAGTACAGCGTTCTGCTCTGCGTCTGACTGTGGCTGCATCATGTCGGGATTACGCACTGCTCGCAGAGTAACAATCCAGTTTTTCAATATCATGTCCTGCCTCTTAATCCACCACGAGTCAGGATAATCCAGCGCGATGATCATCGCGTCCAGGATGCGATAGCGCTCGTCAGAGTCCACCACTTGGGCAACCTCAGTCAGAACTGTGATTTTCAGCAGATTCAGATCAACCTTGTTCATCTTCAATTTATTGCGCGGAAACCCAACCCTTCAGGGCGGGGAGGAGCGCAATTCCTCCTGTTTTTTGATAAAATATAGAAATGGCGCGCGTGCCCTGCGTCGATGTCCAGTCCGCTGGCCGGACAGAAACAAATAACGGAGGGTTGCTGGCGCAAGCCGAAGCGTCTCTGTGCTCGCCCACTGGAAGGCGCGCTCTCGGCACGATCCAGCAAGGGGTATTGGGAGACATGGAAATACGTCCCCTGGCGACGCGGCGTGACGCCTATCTGCCTGTAAACATCCCTAATGTCAGTTGCATATCGCATAGCGATTTGCTCCATTGGCAAAGCCTCTCACTTTAGTGAGGGGTTGGTTTACATCCGTTCTCTCACTACCGCGCAGAACTCCTCCAGCCCCATAGTCACCACCATATCGACATTGGCGACATCAAATCCGGCATGCACCCAGCCCAGCGGAACCTGGAAGCGCCATGCGCACCGTGAGGCACGATAAGCCAAGACTGGTACCTTGGCCGCCCTCACAGCCTGATCGCACGCCTGAGACCACCACAGGCCCAAGGAAGGTTTCTCCTGCCGCTTAACCTCTAAGGCCACACCATCCAGCATGATTCCGCCGTCGATATCGTGCCCGCCGTCGCGCGCCGCTCCTAGCCGGCGCTTAACCTGTGTACCCAGCCTGTCACTCAACAGGGCGGCCAGTTCACGCTCGGCTGATGCACCCTTCGCACGCTGCGCCTTACCCATGAAATGATACCCTCCACGCCATGAGACGATTTGAGAGGCGCGCATATTCCTCAGTCATATCTGGGCCGCTCCTAACATGCAATCGTGCCTCTACGAACGCCTCACGCCCTGCCTTACCCATGAGCTTCGCCCTCCACATGCTGAGACAACTTGCGCCAGACGGCCAACACCTTGGCCGCGTAGTCGGGATCGGTTGCGTACCCGGCCTGTTGCAGCGCCTTGAGATACGCCTCTGGATCTCCCGCCACCGCGAGCGCATGGCGATATCTGGGATTATCGTGAATAAACTCAGAATATCCAACAAATCCGGCCTCCAAGGAGGAGTAGGCTCGGAACTTGCCCTGGATAGTGGTCCAATGCCCACCAGATGTAGGCCCGCGCCAGCCATTATCGGCTTTAATACCATAAAAGTTGTAGCTCTCGCCGTGCCCACTATCGGGCTTTGGCGTGTGCTCTCCCCATCCTGACTCCAGGGCCGCCTGCGCCACGATGATGAGTGGATCGACACCCAGCAATGCGCCCGCTTTGATAGCGGCTTTCGGGGCTTGCGCGATAAAATCAGATTTGTTCATGGTTTCACATCTCCGTCGGTTGTGCCTGCCACCCAGGCTACCCTGGGCCTGTTACTATTCAAGATCGCCTTCTGCACGATGCACCCGCTCGCCGCGAGCTTCGCCAACACCGCATCGCATCCAAACAAGGCCGGCATACGATACGTCCGGCAATGCCTTTCAAACTCGCGGTTCGTTACTCCGAGCTCACCTTGGCGCCGGATGAACGCCAGCACGCGCTGGGTGATAACTGCGAACTCTGCCTCCTGCTCTGCGACTGTATCCTGATATGAACTTGCTTCTCTCACGACTCTATAACCTCTCACTGTGACGGCCCTGTAGGATTACAGGGATGTGACATCATCTGCGCTAACAGCAAACCATGTTTTCATCGGCTCGAGAGCGGATTTGATCATCTCCTGCTCCACCCAGCCGTCTCTCCACAGTGCTCTCATCACTGCCATCCGCCCGCTGGGGTCAAGCGTCCGGTACTCTTGGCAATACACTTCCAGCTCTCGTTCCGTTGCGCCGTTATCTCCACGATCACGGATAACGTTCAGCACTTGCCTGGCGATGGCATCAAACTTAGCTGGGTTAGTCATAATTCGATTACCTCTCTCTCTATTTACCCCAAAGACCAGCACGCTTACACGCTTCCGATCCTTTGGGAGATTCCTGTATTGCAATCCATGCCCATTTGCTTCTACCACGCGCCATTGCAATCTCTCGGCGCGCAATCACTTGGTTGTCTGATAATGCCTTCAACACCTCCTTTCGGCTGGCCGGATTCAACACCCTATACGCCGGGCAATACTTGGCAATCGATTGATTCGACACAAGTCGGTAGCGCTTGTGAACGAACGCCATCACCTGCTCGTAAGCCACTGTTCCAAGATGTTCTGCCGCTATCCATACCACGCTAAAGAGACCTTCTGCCGGATCCGGGAACATCGCTATGTGCCCGTAGGCCTCTAGCCTGGCAAGCACTGAGTCGCCGCTAAACATGTTCAGAAAATTAGGCTGCCTGAAATATCGATTCAGCTTGCGATCCGTGATGCCGTCCCTACCAGTGCTTCGTATGAGCTCCAGCACCTTTGCGAGAATGGCATCAAATTCCGTATCCGCTTGAGCATCGCTCTCCTGTCTCGCGGTTTGGCTTTTAGAATGGACCTGGGTTGGCAACGGCAGAATATTCATCGCATCCTTAGCCGCCTTGTCAAACGCAGTAATTCTCAATGCTCCATCGTACTGCTCTATGAAAACCAACAATTTCGTTCCGAAGAAATCATCTAAATGTTCTACCCCATACTTTCCTGTCGCATTGTAAAATCTTTGCGCTTCTCCAGGGTCCCTTCCTATCTGGATGTACATAGGCAGTAGCGCTCTGTCTCCACAGCAGTCATGGATGGCGACGCTAACATCCAGCATGAGACCTTGTGCATTGGTTCCTAGCTCTACCCTGACCACTACTCCAACGTATGGAGAGCCAGTCTGTGTTTGATCATGCTTCTTCAAGATATTCCTCCTAACTCTGCAACTTGGAACATACTTAGAACAACTCTAAAGCAAAGTTAGATATATACATAAGATATTGATATATATAGATATATATACATATATATGATATATATTATCTAACTTATCTAACTTATCTAACTTATACATAGGTATTCAATGATAATGATTCTCATATAGATAATATGTATATAGATATATATTGAGAGCTTGACGCAAAGTATCAAGTATCAAGGTTCCGAGAGTTAAAATTTCTATCCATAAATTCAATTAGTTACGCACGTCAAGTTAAAGAAAACAGCATTGTCCTCCTACGCAAAGTTAAAAGTGAAAATCGTCCTCTATGTGGCGCTTAGGTTTGTTGCAGTGCATCATGCACAGACCGTTCAGGGAGTAACTCTGGTTGCAGTGCATCAATGCGCTGCAACATAAGCAGTATTGATGCGCATCTCAAATCCATAAATTTCACTTATCCATCCAATCGCTTTTTGAGCGCTACCAGCTCGTTCTGTGTCTGATCCTGAATCTCCTCTGACCAGTGCTCTCCCTGATCTCCTCTCCATACCCAGGCATAGCGATTACGGGTAGCGACAGATGTGATACGGCCGTACTGAATCTGTTTGCCTGCCACAAGTCGTGGCATGATGTCCTTGATGGCAATCGCCTTGAGCCGGGTAAAGACTGGATCGCGCATCATCTCGCTGCTGGTAATCCCCCTGTCGCCAGCATCCTGGAACACACGTTGCACGGACTTGAGATCCGACTGAAAGTCATTGTCGGCAACGTGCCCGGAGATACACTTGATGGTGGATCTCTCGCTATGCGTCACGTATTGCACGGCCCATTCCGTAGCGTCTGCTCCAATCTCTTCCGCGAACGGATTACGCGACAGCTCGTAATTGAGAGATACCTTGGATGCCTTCTCCCATGAGCGGCCCCACAGGCTGCCGTATCTATCATCCAGGCGCGTCTCTATCAATGCCCGGAACTCTTCCAACAGCGCTGTCGCTTCGCGGGAGTGAGGGATCACGATAGGATAAGCTTTATCTTTCGTCACATTTCCTCTTGGCGGCCTTGGGTCCTCTGCAATGCGCCGTTCAAGCGCTTGCTTCCATTCCTTCAGAGATTCAGGCACATCGAGATACGCAGGATTTTTAGGCGGATTCCGCTTAGGCTCGATAGCAATCAGGAAACGGTTAAGCAGTCCGTTGGTGACATGCTCATGGCGTAGCGCGGGCCAAAATGCGTCTTCCGTGCTAGTGCCGTACAACGAGACATGCGGGTGATCGATATCGAGTGCGGGATTCAACTCGGCATTGGCTGCTTCCGGTCCATGGATAAACGACTTGCTTGCGCCATGCAGCGTGAGTAAATGTTGCATAATCTCCCGTTGGTGAAATCCAGCATGAGAGCCGTTGATGCCTCCCAGCGTCAGGCCAATCTCGTCCCACAGAAACAGCACCACGCCATCACGCCGCGATACTGCTGAGTGCAGTCCTATACCAGACTTGACCTGTTCCGCTAGAAACTGCGTGCAATCAAGCGCTTGATACACAAGCTTGATCGCGTCACGTGCCGCCTCCTTGCCAGCCGAGGTAGGCGCGAGCGTGATGTAATAACCATTGGAGCGCAGCCCCGTATCCGTGGCGAATCGCCAATTTAAGAGAGTGCCAATCCCAGAGATGGCGGCGATGAGATTACCGCGCGGCAATGACCTGGCCGTAATCGACTCGATAAAACCAAATAAATCAGCGATGAATCCTTGCGGAATGGTGGGAACATCATGTGCGACGGATTGCGGACTTGGCGCCGCGCGTACTTCGATCATCGTGTCGGGCTGCGTGGGCTGCGCCCGCTTCGCCGTGTTGAGCCAGCCGCACTCTTGCGCCAAGTGGAAGATGGTATTGACGCCAGCACCGGCAAGCCCCTTGTCTTTAAAGCTGTTCCACGTCCTCTGCTGATCCTTGGGATCGAACTTGTCAGATTGCCTGGACCACTCGCACCAGATGCCATACGCCTGCTGTCCCGCGCCGCTTGAGTGCAGCGCCATCCCGACCTTGAGCCACATATCACGCTCCTCGCATGGGATGTAGTGGATCGCGGACAGGATGTCGCGCAGCAGAGCGTCATCCAGCGGCGCAGATGCCCCGCACGAGCCCTGAGACGAAGCAGGAGCCTCGATTAGCCCGTACAGCCACTCTGGGGCGTCCGCCGCCGCTACGCCGTCTAGCGGGCTTGAGGAGCCGTCCCAGCAGTATGGGTCTTGGACATGCGACGACGGCGCGACCATGAGATAGCCGCCATCGCCTTTGATGTCAACGCCTGGGCCGAGCCGGTCAACGCCGCACGTGACGGTACGGCCGGGCTGCGCCCGGAACAGGTAGTGCGCACCCCCTCCTCCCGATATCTGCATAATGGTGTTTGGGATGCCGCCATGCGTTGTCAGCCGAATATCCCAGGTATCGTCTCCGCCCTTGCGCGGGTCGATGTCCACGGCCCAAACCCCCGACGCCGCGCCGGTAGCGATGGCGATGTTGGCTTTAGGCCACAGCGCCCACCACGCACGTAGGGTAAAGGCTTCCGAGCTGGCGGCATGCAGCCCGGTAGGCAGGAGCGGATGTTTGCCCGGGCTTTTGCAATCCCGCCCCGCGCTACAGGAGCAAACGCCTGCATCCACCCAGTAGCATGGCAAAACGCGCCAGCCGAGATCCGCGTATCGCAACGCATGCTCAAGCGGTGACTCAGGATATAATCCGTGCTCCCTTTGGTCAGGAGTTATCATCATGATGTTGGCTCTCTTAGTTTCATGAGGTGCATCAGATCCTCATTGAGATTCAATTGCACAACGAGGCGTCTGCGTACTTCTTGGTTAATGCACGCGCTCTCGATGAGGAGAGCGCGCATTTCGTTGATATCGGTCATGCGCGCGATGTGCTGTATGCCATAGCGGTTAGTGCATCGCGCAGCCCATTGCAGCAGGTCGTAGTCAGATAGATCCCGCGGATGAAACGATGCATCGCCCGGAAATTTTGGTTTCATGACCGATAAAAACGTTAGATGGGTAATACTGCGTGGATGAGCTCCATAAGCTCCTGCGTCTCTTTGAGGAGCGCTTCAAAGCACTTGCAAAGCTCTCTGAGCGCCGGGTTGCTGCGGTCTACCCACTCCAAGAGGTCAGTGCTCATGTGACTCCTCCTTGGTGGTGTGGGCCGATACGAGATACGGGCCGGCACCAAGCGCAAGCAGCGCCTGCTCACGGTCTAGGTGCACCTCTGTGGCCGTATGCTTGCCGACCTTGACAGGCATGTCGTCGTACCACAAATCTGCGCTGGATGACATGACGTGCACAGCGAGAGTGGTGTGCTGTGCCCATGGAGATGTATCCGGTATATGGATGTGGGGGGCGCCGATAATAGCACCGTTTCTGACTTTGACCACGCCGCGCGGGCCGACCACGGTGAAGCCAAACGTGCCGTCAAGATCCCCGGATTGCCTTTCAGGTAGCTTGGGAAGCCTAAGTATGGCACGATGGCTATCATGCAGTTCGAGCTGCGCTCTTTCCCGGCACGGCCCTACGATAGCGACGGCCAAGAGAAAACCGCCAGGACCCTCGATGGTCGCGCGTTCCCACGCTAGCCAGTGCCCCTCCAAATTAAGCTCTCTCTTGATGGTGAGAGGTGTATAACCGAACAGGTTACGGACCATCTCCTTGGTTGGGTGCAAATGCGGCCCAGACAGGCCCAAGCTAACAACGTTCCCCCGCAACTTAGTCATTGATGCTCATCTCCCAGACAAACAGCAAGCGCCGTCTGCCATCATCTCCCAGTACGCAGGCCATATACGGCAGCGTGGGATCGGTCCGCTCTATGACACCTTCTGTGCCCCAGGGCATTTCGACATGACAGCGGGATCTCACCCGCATACCGACCTTGATATCATCTACAAACAACTCACGCATCTAAGCTATACTCCTATGATTGACGCGCTTTAGGTCTAACTTGGCCGCTAATAGACTTGTTTAGCCCTAGACATTGTGTGGCCTCTGCCTGTAAAGTAAGCACATGCAATCGACGTTGCTGTCCGTAACAGTGGTCCTCTACAAGACGGCGGAGATACTCTGCCGCAGACCTCTCAAGCAGAGCTGCCAGTTGAGTAAAAATTCGCCAAGTGTCTTCGCCGACCTTGGTTTTCAACTCGAAATCTTTCTCAGTAGACATAACGTCCAGTATCCGAAATAGAGCTGCCGTATGAGCAGGCGGCAGCTATGGAGGTGAGAAGATGTCGGGACGCAGTTCATGGCGCGTGACGGCGCCATGGGTGGCTTTCTCGATCAGAAGAGCCAACTCAGCGGGCAGCTTGCCCTTGCGTCTGTTAAGCCAAAACCACACATGACCTTGCCTAACTCCACAAAGTCGAGCCATCGCCGACTGGCCACCGACTATCTTGACTGCTTTGATTAGTGCATCTTTGCTCATAAACTTCATTATACAACAAAACTTGTAGGAGTCAACAACATGTTTTGCTACACTCCAGATACGACACTGCCGTTAAGAGGGCTGCTTGTCGGCACCATCGCGGACCGTCTGAGACAGGCGATGCTGAGGGCGGGGTATACGATAAACACTGCTGGCATGCGCAAGCTTGCCGAGCGTGTGGACTGCTCATGGCAAAATATCCAAGGGATCCTTGCTGGGCGTTCTGGTAGAACGCAGCGCGCAGGGGTACTGTACCCTCTATCACGGGTGCTTGGAGTGCGCTATGACTGGCTGATAAAGGGTGAGCGACCTATGCTCGATACCGAATCGGAGATTAAGCGCCTGGAGGGTCAGGCATCATCCAAGCTCTCAGCAGACATGCTCACAGCCGCGCTGTCCCAGATGCTTGCCATCCAGCAAGGAGACGCTTACGAGCTGATCGTGACTCGTGACTATATAGGAGCTGATCGCAGACGCTCCGGGCGTCGCGGCACCCGCGCATCAAATATGAAATAAATCTTACTGCCGCAACACTTTCCTCTTCTTCTCCCCTATAGCCCGCTGACCACGGGCTCTTTTTTTGCCTGCCCTGCAAAAAAACTTGTTGACACGTACAAAATATGTAGTATAGTAGTAATCGTCAGCAGGCAAAGACGCTGACGCAACAGGAGACCAAATACCATGAGCACTCTGACCGAAATCGCAGATCGCTGTGTGCTGCGCGGCGTTCGCAGCATAGACAACCTGACCGAAGTTGAGAAAATCGAGATGACTAGCATCCTACTCATGACGTGCGCCGGAGAGGAGATTATGCGGGATGCCGCTGGATCGCTTGCGATGTGCATAAGGGCTGCACACGCACTAAGCGGAAAGATTCCTTCCACTATCACCCTCTTTACGCACGAGTTTTTGTCCCGCGTCAGGACTGTGGCAGAGTCCTTTATCGAGGAGGCTTTGTCAAACTCCATGGAGCGGGTCGGTATTAGCGCAGACGATGTTGAGGCTTTATTAGATGCGCGTAATCGTGCACGGGATATGAACTCAGAGCTGATATAACAACCTGGGGAATATGACATGTGTATCCGCATTATCCAACATCCGCTCGCCAAAGGGGTATTGACCGTATCTCGCAACGGGGCTCTAGTGCCATGCGTCAATGGTACAAGCATACAAGCTCTGCATGCGATGTTTAGGAAGCTGGTGGTCATCATGGTCATTCGCAACAGGACTCTCACAACATGAGTGAGAATCGCAAAGGTGATATGTGGGAGGTGTTGGAAATCGTATTCAGAATCGCTTTGGAGATGCACAACAGAACCTTATCTAGACAGACTGAGAAAGAGCAACAGAATCGTAAACCAACTTTGGAAATGCAAAGCAAATGAACGCAACAGACTATTATGCACGCCGCGCTATCGCGCAATACGAAGCCATTCGCCAGATTCCGACTGAGCCGGAAGTTGATCGTCAGACACAGGAATGGTTAATGGAGGCCATGGTCGGAATCGCGCTTGGAGCGCTCGCCACAGAAATCGCCTATGTTGTCTACAGTGTCATAGCCGTTGCGGCGGGGTGGTAAGCCATGACTCGCATCGACGAAATTGCGCAGCAATGGCGCGAGGCAAAGGCAGCGGAAGAGGCAGCGCGTCAGGCGCGGCTAGAGGCTGAGAAGCTACTGCTGGAGTGCATGGGCAAACTGGCGGATGAGGGCAAGCAACACCAAGATACAACTTGGTTCCGCGTCACAGTGACTACGCGCATCAACCGCAAGGTAGATTCAGAGATCCTAGAGAAGATACAGGATCAAATCCCGCTACCAATACGTGCCAATGTACTGCGCTATAAGCCCGAGCTGGATCTGAAAGAAATGCGCTATCTGCAAAACAACGAACCGGCTTTATACGCCATCTTAGCACAGGCCATCACGGCGACGCCGGCCAAGCCGAGCATATCTGTGGAGGTGCTGTAAATGGCTATTCGCTTGACATCCACGAAAGACTCCGCGCAACTGCATGGCGTCAAAATGCTGGTATACGGCGGTGCTGGATCTGGGAAAACGAAGTTATGTGCAACGCTTGGACCAGATACTGTCATTATCTCTGCCGAGGCTGGGCTACTATCATTGTCTGAATATGACATTCCTACGCTTGCCGTGAGTACATTAGCAGACGTATATGAAGCATATCGCTTTGTATTGGAATCTGCTGATGGCAGAAAATTTGTAAATGTTGCTATTGACTCTATTTCGGAGATTGCAGAGGTAGTTCTTGCTGCCGAGAAAAAGATCAACAAAGATCCCCGAGCTGCATACGGAGCTCTACAGGAAACTATGCTTGATCTGGTCAAGGCATTTCGTGACTTGCCTGAGCGCAATGTTTACATGAGCGCAAAAATTGAGCGTATGAAAGATGATATGAGCGGGGCTATGCTTTATTCTCCGATGATGCCAGGTAATAAGGTAGGTCAGGCGATCCCGTACCTATTTGATGAAGTGATGGCGCTTCGCGTCGAGGAGGACACTGAAGGAAAGAAGAGTAGATGGTTACAAACAGTTAGCGATTACCAATTTGGATGCAAAGATAGAAGTGGTAAATTGTTACCATTCGAACCACCGGATCTTGGCAAAATTATAGCCAAGATTCTTAATATGCAATCTAACCCAATCTAATCAGGAGTTATTGAAATGGCATCTTTAGGAAATGAGTTCAACGCTGAGTCTGTCAAACCTCAAGACGACTTCGAGCCTATACCCACCGGAATCTATCGTGCGATGATTACGGATTCTGACGTGAAAAAGAACAAGGCTGGCACAGGCACCTACCTGGCGCTGGCATGCCAGGTCTTGGAAGGCCCATTTACCAGGCGTCTCGTATGGGGAAATATCACATTAACCAACCCCAATACTAGCGCTCAAGAGATCGGGCAGCGTCAGCTATCATCGCTGTGCCGCGCGGTAGGTAAGCTTAGGATTAGGGACAGCCAGGAGCTGCATAATATTCCTATGGAGATCAGAGTCATTTACGTGCAGGCTGGCGTCGATAAAACTGGAACTCACCGCGAAGCCAGAAACGAAATCAAAGCTTTCAAAGCCATTGGAGAATCGTCTTCGCCATACATCGCGCCCGTCACACAGCCTCCTTCCGCCGCCACCGATGCCAAGGTTTCCAAGACGGCGCCTCCCTGGGCAAAGAAGGCTGGCTAACCCATGCGAGGGATCATGCAGAAACGTGTGGACCGTGCGGAGAAGGATCTACTCACGATGTGCCAGAGATGCCAAGGCAATCGGTGCGGCAACGGTCGGGCATGCACTGTTCGGGACAAAGCACGGGCTAGGCTCAGAAATGCTCGGCGTCACTTGCAAGTACGTCAGGCGCATATGGAGTACGCGCGCATCGTATGGCAGGTTGCTGGGCAGCCTGAATAACAGATACAGCCGGGGGCTTTGACCCCCGGCATTGGAGAAGTAGGTGAAGAAATCTTCCAATCTTGAAGATCCAACATTGGCCGCAGTTGATGCGGCACTAGAAGCGCGCGCTAAGCAGGATCGCTTGCGTCCTTATCTCGGCATGTCGAGCATCGGACATCCGTGCGCGCGGCATTTGTTTTACTCGTTTCGATGGTGTGGACGGAAAAACTTCTCTGCCGCAACTTTGAAACGATTTACGGACGGCCACCGTGGGGAGGCTGTTATGGCAGAGCGGTTGCGCCTGGTAGATGAAATAGAACTGCATACCGTTGATCCAAACACTGGAGAGCAGTTTGCATATACCGCGGTGAGTGGACATGTCAGCGGCCACATGGACGGCGCTATCACTGGATTGTTGCAGAATCCTGGCGAATGGTTTGTTTGGGAACACAAACAGGTTGACCCGACAGAGCAATCCGCGCTGCGAAAATGCGTGGAACAGCATGGAGAAAAGAAAGCCCTAGAGGAATGGTCTTCGATGTATTACGCGCAGGCAGTGCTCTACATGCACCATGCTGGCATTTCGCAGCACTACCTGACATGTTCAACCCCTGGCGGCAGGGAAACGATATCCGTGATGACAGATGCGAATCCAGACTTCGCGGAGCAACTGCTTTTGCGCGCCAGAGATGTGGTAGAAGCGTCTGAGACGCCCGAGCGCATTTCATCAAATCCTGCATGGTATCAATGCAAGATGTGCAGCTATATACCCGTGTGCCATTACGGCACAGTGCCGGAAGTCAACTGCCGTACCTGCATTAGCAGCACGGCCATGACAGATCGCGAAGGTGGAGTGTGGTGGTGCGAGAAGTGGGATAGCGAGATCAGCTTGGAAGATCAGCGGCAAGGATGCAATCAGCATGTTTTCATCCCGACTCTTTTGCCATATCAGCAAGTGGATGCGAGTGACGAACAGAGGTATGTAGAGTACGAGCATCAGGGAAAGAGATTCCGTAACGGTCCCGGATTCTTTTCAAGCAAGGAAATCCAAAGCACACCACCCGCAATGCTGGCAGATGGGAATGTGCAGGAAATTAAAGCGGCCTTTAATGCAACGGTATCGTCGATACCTGGATGTACGAAGGATTGCGAGAGGTAAATCAGAGATGTGCTTATCATTGAAAGAGATACATGATACGTATTATTGGGATTTAATAAGTACCTATGATGAACCAAAACAGAAGGTTACTACCAGAGCCGAAAAAATAGCGAGCGTTATGAAAGATTTGGAACGTATTCTCAGAGAACTTAAGAAACTAAACGAAGAAAAGGAGTAGAACGGTGATCGAAATAGCAGGAGCAGCAATGATGTTAATCGTTTTGGCTGGCAGCTTCGCGGCGCTGGAATATATCTTAGCCCGCACGCGGAGAGGAGGTTAACATGAACATCTGGGTAGCTTCGTGTTTCATTACCGGAGTTGTAGGAATAGGAACCTTTATCATCGGTATTGCCATGCTGACTGTACCGGACGTATTTCCCGAGCACGGCCGTCAAGCGATGGCCATCTTTGGCTTGTTAACAGGTTTGACCGGAGTTGTTTTGATGATGTGTCTGGGCAAGCACGGTAATGAGGGGTAATCAGATGTTTGCTAAGTCAGTAGTACCTGAGCATTTCCTTGGTAGGTTTCTCATTCATCTTAATCTGGATGACGGATATCATCTAGCGTATTGCCGAGATGGCAATCTCATGATGGGTCCTGAGCATCCAACCGTGGCGGTTCCAGCGGCACTTGGAGCCTGTATGCTCAAGGTGGCCTTGACTCTAGCACAGGGCAAAGGCAAGCGGCACAACATAGCACCAAAAGACATGAAGGATGCTGAGGTGACTGTGACCGAGGTAGACAGCAAGTTTCATGTTGCGATCAAGTTTCCAAATATCAAGCAGGCGGTACTTGACGCAGCAGCGGCCTGCTGCCAGGGTGTGCGGCACATTTGCCCGGTAGACGCCATGCTGCACCCAGACCTTGTGAGCGATCTATCGTTCGTAGGAGGCTGAAGATATTTCATCAAGAAGGAGATAGAAAATGATCAAGTTATTTAAATGTGGCGACAATATGGGCATTAGCACAGATGCCCAAGACGAGTGGGAATTCTTGTCTCAGTTCTCAGAATTACTGTCTGGCCTCATTAATGAGGGAAAATACAAAAACGATTGGCAATTTCATCTAAATTCTTGGTTGCCGCAAATGATCGAGATATGCTGTAAGTATCGTGGATACAAGGCTAATGTACAGGAGAGCAGAATATTGTCTATAGGCGGTTTTCTGCCAACGGAGGTTGAAGTTGCTAGTATAGACGACCGTCACAAAATGAATTTCAACTCATAGTCAGCTCTCAATAGTGGAGGTATAAATTAAATGTCATCCCAGAAGAAACAGGCCCGCATGGGCCATGAGAAGGTCCCACAGCCGAGATGTCGCAAGATCCCATCTTGGGTGCTGAGAGCTGTCGGAATGCGCCAGCGTGGACCTAAGAGCGTCATGGGCGGTCTATCATGGGCCGACGTGCAGCGCATCGCGCGAGAGCAGTAGCCATCATCCAGCAAGGCGCGCCTAGTGCGCGCCTGCTATACAAGTTCTAGGAGAATAAGCTGTGATCAAAATCGAGCAGAAGATCGTCTCACAAGAAGTCGTCAGCAACAAATCCGGCCCAGCAAAAGCCCCAGAGCCACACGTACTGCACGAGAAGATGGCGCGTCCCGAGCAGTTGCAGGGAACGACTTACAAGATCAAAACGCCGCTCTCTGAGCACGCGCTTTACGTCACCATCAACGATATCATCCTCAACAATGATACTCCGCACGAGGTGCGCCGTCCCTTTGAGGTCTTCATCAACTCGAAGAACATGGACAACTTCCAGTGGGTGGTTGCCATGACACGCATCATGTCGGCGGTGTTCAGAAAAGGCGGCGAGGTGGCTTTCCTGGTCGAAGAGTTAAAGAGCGTATTCGACCCGAACGGCGGCTTCTGGAAGAAGGGCGGCAAGTACGTTCCCTCGATTGTGGCCGAGATAGGAAACGTGCTGGCGCAGCATCTTGAAGGTCTAGGGCTGTATCAGCCTGTGTCGGTCGCTCCGGTCAAGGATATGCCGGAAGCCAAGGATCTGGCACCGAAAGGAGCACAGTGTGACAAGTGTCAGGAATTCTCAGTGGTCATGATGGATGGATGCAATGTGTGCTTGTCATGTGGAGCGAGTAAATGCAGTTAAACATGGAGACCAATATGTTAAACAATAATGCCATAGATCAGTTGAAGGATGATATTTCATTATTACGCGGCGCCATAGCGAAACATTATCCATGGTGGACAGAATTAAGCAGCGAACGTCAATATGTAATTCTTGAAATCGCATTTAACTTCGGCGTGCCTGCGTTATCTTCAAACATGCATTTCAATCTGATGATGAAGGCTTTGCTGCGTGGCGATAGCAAAGGCGCTGCTTGTTACTTGCATAATTCAAAGTGGGTTAAAACGCTCACCGCGAAGAAGGCAATGCGCATTATCGACATGATGAAATACGGTTAAGCAACATTTAGGAGATTGTCATGAAAATCAAAATTGAAAATGAGTATCGTCCAATTACGATCAAGCTAGAGACGGAGAATGAAGCACATTTATTTATGCGAATCATGCAGATGGCTGATTTGTCAGATGACAAATCTAAAGATTTTGCCGATGAAATATATCTGGAGCTTCAGCGTTTAGGGTTGAAAGCACTTTAAATAGGCTTGAGAAAATGCGTTTAACGACAGAGTTTAAGCAGCAGTACCCTTTGATCCTTCGCCCGGCAGCAAAAGCGCTCGGGCTGAAATACTACAATACAGGCGAGCCTTGCATCAATGGACACGTGTCTTTGCGCCGTGTGCGCAATAGAGCTTGCCTGGATTGTGACAAAGCAAGACAAGCAGCGATTTACAAAGAGTTCTACGTAGCGGTGAAATCATGATAGAGCCGGTATCCTGCTTGGATACCGTGTTAGGAAACAGCAATGTGTCTTACGCATGATGTGATTAAATCAATAGGCAAGGCTACGAACACCCTGTTACGGCGTAGTATCACTCTGTTACTTGCCATGTTTCTCTTTCCAATCTGTGCTGTGGCTGGAACGATTCTGGGGTTGATGTACGGGATTCGATTTTGCTGGATGGAAGTGCGTGCTTGCTGGAGAGGCCCCCTTGATACCATCTGAATATGTGTGTATAGTATCAACTATAGATGACTGATATTCATAGGAGAACAATCGCAATATGGGAGGTATAAAAAAGACGCGCGGCGGCACCAGGGAGGGGGCTGGCCGCAAACCTATCGGAGATAGGCCGATGACACGCCACCAAGTCATGCTGGATATCAGTACAGTGGACAAGCTGCGAGCCCTGGGCGGGGGAAACTTGAGCGAAGGTATTAGGCTTTCTGCTCGTCGGATCAATGTGAAGCGGAGAACATGATCAGTGAACGTTGCAACAAGATACAGATGCATTTTGGCAGACCCGCCTTGGGCTTACCGTGCCTGGTCAAGAGATATGGGCCGGCGAACGGCCGAGAGCTTCTATCCGACCATGAGCCAGGGAGATATCAAAGCGATGCGTCCGAGTATAGACCAGTGGGCTGCGCCTGATTGCGCATTGTTCCTCTGGATCACGATGCCATGTCTGCCAGACGGGCTAGCCGTCATGGACGCTTGGGGATTCGAGTATAGGACTGTCGCCTTTACCTGGATCAAAATGACTCGGGCTGGAACCCCAGCATTCGGATTAGGCCATTACACACGCGGAAATGCGGAATTGTGCTTGTTAGGAATTCGCGGGCGCATGCCGGTAAAGGTGCGCGATGTTCCGCAAGTGATTATGAGCCCTAGACGCGAGCACTCGCGCAAGCCCGATGAGCAGTATGAGCGTATCGAGCGTCTGTACGATGGGCCATATCTGGAATGCTTCGCCAGGTATCGTAGGGCGAATTGGGATGTCTGGGGAGATGAGGCGCCAAGCGAGGCTGTCTGAAATGTTGCGAGCATACCAACAAGAAGCGATCGATGCGCTGTATGGTTACTTCGGCGCCAATGATGGGAATCCTCTCGTGGTAGTTCCGACAGCGGGAGGCAAGAGCTGGATTCTTGCCGGATTCATCAAAAGCATCTTCGATCAATGGCATAATCAACGTGTTCTAATATTGTCTCATGTCAAAGAAATCTTGGAGCAAGACCACGAGAAGTTGATGCGCTCCTGGCCGCAGGCCCCCGCAGGGATTTATTCAGCCGGGCTCAAGCGACGCGACACGTTATCACCAATTCTATTCGCTGGAATTCAGTCCGTACATAAGCGCTGGCACGAACTAGGACGGTTCGATATCGTCATCATTGATGAAGCGCATCGTGTCCCAGCAAAAGGACATACGATGTATCGTGCGCTTATCTCCAATCTGATGAAGTTCAATGCCGATCTCAAAGTCATTGGATTAACAGCCACACCATATCGTACCGGCCATGGCATGCTCACAGAAGGCGATGATCGAATCTTTACCGACATTGCCTACAACACAGACATCAAACGGCTCATTGACGAAGGATGGCTTTCGAGGCTCACTACAAAGCAGACACAGACACAGATTGATACCAGTGACGTGCATGTGCGCTCGGGGGAGTTCGTTCAAGAAGAGCTGGATGCTGCTGTTGCGAGCGTGCTGAAAGAGTGCTTACGGGAAGTGATTAGAATGGGCGAGAGTCGTCGCTCGTGGCTGTTGTTTTGTGCTGGCGTCAAGAACAGTCAAGCAGCAGCAGAGTTCATGAATCAATCCGGCATTCCTGCCGGGTGCATCATTGGAGATACGCCAAGCGCCGAGCGCGCGGAGATGATCCGTGCTTACAGGGCCGGAGACCTGCGCGCGCTGTCTAGCGTAAACACGCTGACAACCGGATTCGATGCACCACAGACAGACATGATTGCGTTCTTGAGGCCCACCATGAGTCCCGTGCTTTTTTGCCAAATGAGCGGTAGAGGCATGCGCATTGCAGAAGGAAAATCCGAATGCTTAGTGCTTGATTTTGCTGGGAATGTTAAACGCCACGGACCCATCGACCAAGTGAATATACGCAAAAAAGGCGACGCCCCGCCGCCTACGAAGGTCTGCCCGGAATGCGAAAGCATTGTTCCGATCAGCATGCTTACGTGCCCGGATTGCGGATATGCGTGGCCTGAGCCTGAACGGGCGCCCGCAGAAAACAAACTTACTACCGTCGCAAGCGCGGCGCCAATCCTAAGCTGGGAAGTTGAACTAGAACGCCACGAAGTAGCTAGAGTGGAGTACCGCGAGCACCGAAAGGAAGGAAAGCCGCCGTCTCTGCGAGTTGATTACTACGACTGGGCACAGAGGATAGCAAGCGAATGGATTTGCCTTGAACATACCGGATGGGCACGACAGAAAGCGGCTAAATGGTGGGAAAAACGCAGCGGAAGCACTGTGCCTGAAACGATAAACGAAGCGCTTGAGATGATTGATCGTGACGGCTTAAGAGAACCGAGCGTGATTACGACTCGGATGAATGGCAAGTACGATGAGATTGTTGACTATCTGTTTGTGGAAAGAGTGACGAGACAAAGAGGACAAGACGATGAATCCAACTCCGACGGAGAAGATGCGTATGGTCAATATATTGGAGCAGGCATTAGAGATTGTGAGATCCCTTTCTGAGCGGCGCGAATGCAAGGAATGCGATCACTTCAAGCTCGCATCCAATTACTGCCAGAAAAGGAAAGCAGATGTTCCTAGCGAGATACAAGCGCATGGATGCGATCAATGGTCTGAAGCAATACCGTTTTGAGAAGAATAACATGACTAAATACGCTCCTAATCATCGAGGCACCAAAACATGGTGGCATACATCAACCGCGACCCGGCGCCGCTGGTGGGGATTTATATATCGCCATTATAAGCATATTGCCGCGATACGAACTGTCAAATGGTTTCTGTTTGGATCTGTCGTGCTGATCACTGAGCTATGAGCAAAGACACAATCGAAACGCTGTCACTGGTCGCGGCCATGTCCAGCAACCGAGTGATAGGTAAGGACAACCGACTGCCATGGCGGCTTCCCGCCGACATGCGGCGTTTCCGCGCACTGACCATGGGAGAGCATGTGCTAATGGGCCGTAAGACCTTCGATTCCATCGGCGGTCCGCTCAAGGGCAGAATCAACCTGGTGCTGACTCATGACCCCGGCTTCAATGCGCCAGGCTGCGAGGCGCTGCACTCGGTCGATGAGGCACTCGAACTAGCACGTAGTGGCACCGAGCTGATGGTGATCGGAGGAGCAAGCTTGTATCACTACTTCATAAGGTATGCCAATCGAATACACCTGACCTTGATACGGCACGATTTTGACGGAGATACCTGGTTTCCACCATTTCGTGGGATTGATTGGCCTTGCCATGCCCGAGAGGATTTTACGGCGGATGCAGAGAATTCTTTTCCTTACAGTTTCGTGGAATTGCACAAACTACAGAGAGGTAATGCTTGATGTCTGGTACAACAAAAATCGAATGGAGTGAATACGTTTGGAACCCAGTCTCGGGCTGCCATAAGGTGTCCAAAGGATGTCGTAATTGTTACGCAGAGCGCCTATGGCCTCGGCTTGCGGCACCCGGCCAGCCTTATGAAGGGCGTCAATTCACTGACGTACAGTGTCATGTTGATAGGCTGGAAGAGCCTCTGAGCTGGAGAAAACCGCGCCGCGTGTTTGTCAACAGCATGAGCGACTTGTTCCACAAACATGTATCTGACGAGTTTCTGGACAGGGTGTTTGCAGTGATGTCTTCTTGTCCGCAGCACACGTTTCAAATCCTGACGAAACGTCCGAAGCGCATGCAGGATTACATCATATCACGCAAGCACTTCTCGAACTGGCCGCTGCTGTCGGTTTGGCTGGGCGTTAGTGTGGAGAATCAGGAAACGGCTGACGAACGTATCCCGCTACTCCTTAAAACGCCAGCCGCTTTACGGTTCGTGAGTGCCGAGCCTCTGCTTGGACCTATCGATCTGACTAACTTTCTGGATGGCCGCTTAGGCTGGGTCATTGTCGGGACTGAATCCGGGCCGGAAGCGCGACCATACCGTTTTGATTGGATATTGGACATCTTGAAACAGTGCCGTGATGCGGAGACGCCAGTTTTCATAAAGCAGATCACGGATCTCGGACGGAAGATTCCTTATGAGATATTGCCTCCTGTGATGCAAGTGCGACATTGGCCGAACGTTAACGGGCAAATGGAGATGGTAGGATGAGTCTTTTCCAATGCGAACGCTGCGGATGTTGCGAAAATACAGCACTTTCTCACGATGGGTTTGTGCGCGTACAGTTCTTCGACTGGGCCGGCATTGAAGACAGGTTCGGTAAAAAACTATGCAGCGCATGCGGTCCAACGCAATATGTTGATGGTTATCCAACAGAAGACGAAGGGCACTGGCACCAACATTTTGACCGTGTGTTCCTGCCAAAGGGAATGTTCAGAACTGCGCAGAACGGGAACCTAGAGCATATCGAGAACGGGGATCAGAATTTCCGAAAGTATGCGGTGCCTGGAGAAAGTTAACTAGCCTGATCATTGCGCGGCAATACCACGCTGCCGCGCAATAACCGCTTGATCTCGGCGTCAAGTTCCTCGCGCACAACGCTTCTAATCGTGGTGCGATTGACGCCGTACTGCGCTGCTAGGTCTCGCGTATAGACTCCTTCGAGCCATAAGCGATATACGCGCTTTCGTTCTTGGTTAGTCACAACAGCCTCCGATTCTTCTGTGCTACAATAACGAAACGGCCAGGTGCTAGTAACACGCTGGCCGTCTCTCACACCTCAATTCACAGGAGATTGAAGTATGTCCACCGATCTTACCACGTTTACCCATGCCACGCCTACCATGTCGAGCCGTGAGATTGCCGAACTGACTGGAAAACGGCATGACCATGTCATGGCGGATATACGCAAGATGCTGAACGAACTGGAAATTCAATCTCCCGAATTCTCGGGAGATTATACAGACAACAGCGGTAGAAGATATCCGTGTTTTAATCTTCCCAAGCGAGAAACCTACATCTTGGTGACAGGTTACAGCATCCCGCTGCGCGCCAAAGTCATTGACCGCTGGCAGGAATTGGAAGCAACACAACAGCAGCAACCGTCCGTCATGCTACTTCCTGGACAGCGCGCGGCAATTGAACTGAAAGCCCACCTTGATATCGCATCCCTGCTTGGAGTACCACTGCATTACGCACAGATAGAAGCCGTCAAAGCGGTCAAGGCAGAAGTTGGCGTGGACTTGCACCCACTGCTAACCTACGCCCCTGCCCAGGACAATATCCCTACCGAAGTTGTCATGCTCGAACCGACCGAAGCTGCGCGCGTGCTCGGGATACAATCCGCTCAGGCATTCAATTTGAAACTTGCGTCGCTAGGCTGGCAGACCAAGACCAACGGGACATGGGAACCTACTAAGGCAGGAGAGGCGCATTGCGCCAAACACTCCTGGGGTAAGGGTCCCAAGAGTGGCTATAATTTGAAATGGAACGTGTCCGCAGTTAGACGCGCTATATCCTAATGTGCTAAAAAACGAAACGGTCAGGGAAAATGAGGAAAAGGGTATTTACAGTGTAAATACCCCTTCCGGCGAGCAACAGATGTTGGTTATCAACGAGTCAGGTATATACGCTCTCATCTTCAAGAGCCGCAAGCCGGAAGCGAAACGGGCTCACTCGCGTTTCAAACGCGCGTGAGGAAATGCGGTATGCTACAATAACGAAACGGCCAGGGTACTCTAAACACGCTGGCCGTCTCTCCCTTTCAACCTATACAGAGGTTCAGGTATGCCTGATCTTAACACACTTATACCAGTCGCGTCTTCCATCATTGGGACCGATACCGTTAAAACCGTGGATGCACGCAAGTTGCATACATTCTTAGAAGTACGCACAGCTTTTAAGGATTGGATTGCTAGGCGCGTTGAAGAATATGAGTTTCTTGAAGGAAAGGACTTTTGCTCATTTTTGAGCGAAACCTCAGCAGTTGGTGGCAGGCCAGCCAAAGAGTACGCGCTAACTCTTGACATGGCTAAGGAGCTTGCCATGGTAGAGCGCACCGCGAAAGGTAAGGAAGCGCGGCTCTACTTCATAGAGTGCGAACGTATCG